TCAAGATAGCCCCATCGGGGATATTCCACTCTTGACCAGCATATAGTGGATTTGCTTGTAATATTAACCAACTAAAGAAAGGACTACCATAATATTGTTGAGAAACTTTATCTAATCTAGATTGAGCAACTTTAAAAATATATCTTTTGTCTGTAGATTTACTTGGCAGAGCAATATATGGTACAACTGTTTGTTGTCCATTAACGATAAAATTATTGTATCTATTATAATAATCTTTAGTACCCATAATTAATCAAATTTTATTTTACCATCAAACGTTAATTTATCATTATTAACATTTACAGTTTTATATAAATTAGCAATATCTGTTTTTTGTTGTGTTTCAGTTGCAGGGTCAGGAACCGTAGTATAAGTAAACTTTCTCAATTTACCTTTAGGATAAGCCGGTTGATTTACAAATTTTAAATAAGATTCTTTTCCTTTAATTGTTTTAATAAATTTTTCTTCAGCAATTAATTCTTTTTTAGTTAAATCGGCAAAATCATCACAAATATTATTAAATTTTCTAACTAATTTATTATCACTTTTTAATTCTCCACTAATAATAGCATTCTTAAATTGTGTTAATTTATTTTTATCATTAAATATTTGAGCCATTACCATAAATTGTCTTTTATCCTGAACTGACGCTGTTGCAAAATCTTTTGAAATTGGTTCAAATTCACCAGGACCTTCATATGGTACAGTAACTGTTGTAATTATTTTTTCAGCATCCATTAACACATTAAAATCGTCTAATCTAATACCAACTAAACGATAGTCATCACACAATTCTTGATATGTGTCTAATGGAGACCCAAGACTAGCGGTATTAACTTCGGTTGTACCTGAAATAGTATAAACACGAGGAATCCCGGTGTCTAAAATTTTACCATCCGTTTTAGTTGTTACTAAATTTATTTTTCTAATAATTTGAACCATACTTTGTTCTAATATTACAATTTCTTGAATTTTAGTGAATAAACCACTACTATAATCCCCTTTTAATGTGGTAATATATTGATTCATATTTGTTTTAACTCGTTGAATTGTTGCATCTGTAAATTTATAACCCACTAATCTTGATATTATATAATTTTGATTAGTTGGATTATCAGCATTAATATCTGATATAAATGTACTAAATAATGAATCCACTTTAGTTTCAACACCTTCCGGTTTTCCATAAATTGGAGCTAATATACTACTAGAATTTAAACTTATTTCTCCCGAAGTATACAATCTATCCTGAGTTATTAATTGCCACACACCATAATTGTATGATTTCACAATACTATCACTTTGATTTAAAACATTTGTATAATATTCTTTCGTAGCATCTAATATTTTATCCATAATACTCATATAGGTAATTTCCCCTGTTTGACCACTAGTAACCGGAATGTTAGTTAATATGTCACCAATAGTATTTCCACCATCATTAGTAATTTCATTTTGAACATTATTAACAGTAACCGGTGGTTGAGCATTTAATATTGATTGGATTAATGTAGTATCTAACGCTGAAGTATCTTCTGTCCATGTTGCTCTTTCGTCATAAATTTCAGTATTTGCGTAAAAATTAAATGACAGCGCGTTTTGTAATTGTTCAACAGGTCTAGCAAGCCCCATACCACCAATCATATCAAAACTTAAATTTACGTTAGCTAACATCGGTTGAATACCAATTCCTTCCGGATTCATATCCAACAATAATGGTTCATATGTAAATGATATTGTTTTTGGAATTATTTTTCCGTTATAGAAATCCCCAATTCTCAATACTAATACCGGTGGTGCACCAAATGAAGTATTAACCGCATCATTATATTTTGGTTTACCGTCCGCACCTATTACAGGAATTGTTTCACCAGGTCTAACACATTGATTTAAAAATGTAAGTCTAGAATTTAAACCTTCAGGTGTCATGGAGTGAAAAGCGGGATTGAAAAATTTAATTTTATCCGCTATAGACCCATATACCATAGGATTAGTTTCTTTAATAACATCAAAATAGTCACATTCAGTTAATAATTGTCTAATAATTCTTTTCCCAATACCTTCTTTTAATTTTTGTTCAATTGTAACTGTCTGAACAGGTTTAATCGTATTAATTGTTGTATTGGTCACATCAGGTGTTATTATTTCCACTTTTTCAGGTGGTTTTACTATAGTTGTTGGAGCAATTGGTGCAATTGCAATACTATTAATTTTAACTCTTCTACATGCCATAGCATCTGTTGAATATGTCTCAGCTTTTTTGTTAGAAACATCTGTACCCGATGATGATACAACATTTTTACTACAGTCAACTTGTGTTCCAGTACCTGACTCACCTTGAGGTATAGAAATTTGTTCACCCTTACCACTTTGTAGTGTAATTTGTAAGGTTTGATTTTCAAAGAAAGGAGCCAAATTAACATCTCCAATACTATACTCCTTTAAGAATTGAATAACAGAATCATTTCTTCGTTTAGAAAGATTTTCATTATACGGGACACTGGCAGTTGCTGATGCCGAACCAACCATTTGAATACTTATAGTCCCCTTTTTTTCTTTTAGAATATTGTAAGCGTCTTTTATAAAATTATTATCATTAAGAGCAATTTTTTTATAATTAGATTCAACAATATTTGTAAAGAACTCACCAACATTTCTATTAGTAACACCAACATTAAAAATTGCACTTGCGGTATCAACATATGTTTTTTTATTTCCAACACTAGTATATGACGAATACGTGACATCATATGGCACTGAAGAAACAACACCTTTTGAGTTTGGGTCAGGAATATCATTATCAAAATAAAATGCTAACTGAGAATAATTCTTTTTGAAATCGTCAATTGAAGTATCCGGATTTGTCGTACTATTTGTTGCATCACCAGGCGTTCCCGCACCTCCTTGAGTTACAGAATTTTCTCTTGGAATACTAGCACTTACACTTTTTAATTCTTCATCCGTTAAATTTGGTTTACTTAAAATCTCTTGATACGTATATAAATCCTTTGTTGGTATAGTATTAAATTTTAACGCCAATTCATAAATATCATACTTAACACAACCAGCAAAAAATGAATCAATAATTGAATTAATCCTTTCTTTATTTTGTCCTTTTAATTGTTTTTCCACAACAGCATTCATTACAGATGGACTATCAACTATAATCTTCCAACTTAAACTCCCTGTTCTACTTGTATTTTTATATGTGTAAATTGGTTCAGGTCTACCTAAGAAAGAAGTATCATTCCAATTAGCAGTACTACTATCTGAAAACTTTAAATCATACGGAGGAAACCACATAACTCTACCACCATTTGGACCTTTCTCACAAACAGGTAATTCATCATAAGTAAAACCAGGTCTACTTGATGTTCTCCAAGCTAAATTCTCAATTGAGAACATATATTTTTTAGCATATCCCCCCGTTCCATTAACATTATTCGCAATAATGTTTGTTGAGCCCGGATTTCTTAATGGAGCAATATTCAAATTATATGTGTTATCCAAAACAGAATGAGTAAATCTTCTACCTGATGTAGTTATACCATCTGTTTTTTGTAAATCATTATACGCGTAATAAGGATTATCTTTTGTGAAAACTCTACAATATTCAATACCGGCAGCCCCACCTGTTGTATTATCAGTATACGATAAAACTTGAGAACCTTTAGTAATTTCTTTATAACCATCATTGAATACCTTACTAATCTGATTCATTGCGTTACCAACGTGTTTCAATCGAGCAATACCCGTAACACTATCAGCCGAATCAATTAATCTTTGAGTTTGGTCTAATATTGATGTTGATTTAAATTCAATGTTTGTTGATTCATCTCTAGTGATGTTTCCACTAACCAATTGATAGTCCTCATCCATAGTTCCGGAACCACCACCCGGTATCGCTCTGAATCCTGCATTGGCTTTATATTTTGGAGATACCCAAACAAATCCTCCGTCAATACCCCCACCGTCACTATAGGACTTACCTCCTAAACCAAAATTGTTAAGTGTTGATTCATTACCTTCATATAAAATACCCATCTCTGATGGACCATATACAGGTGAAGGGTCTTGTTGACCAAATGCGTTAACCGGTATTTGATTTGGGGGTGATGTAATATAAGACGGTTCCGATGTTTTATTACCAACATAGTAACCACCAACTAATGTACCATTACCCGGATTAATATTTGGGACTAATAAGTTAACTAATCCTTGAGCAACCCCAAATAATAAACCATAATCTTTATCGTAAGATGGTTGATATCTATTATAATTAATATTTGCAAATAAAACAGACCTTTGACCATTACCTGTATTGGCTAAAAATATTTGTGAACCACTTCTACTAAGATTTAATATTGGACCTAATAAACCACCTGTTAATTGATTAACAGTACTTAAAGCGTTTGATGTTTGTTGTGTTTGACTATTTTCGTTATTATCATTGAAATAATCTCCAGGTATTAATGAAACCGGCCAATAAGCTCCCGCCAATCTTGTTAAGAAGTCGGCAGCGGCAACAACAGGGTTTTCAGGTACTGTAATCTTCCAATTTTTATAAATTAAAGGTTGTTGACCTGACAACATCATACTAATCTCAAACGGGTCTTGTAGAGATTGTAAATTTATTTGACCTAATGTGTTTTGAAATAATTCAGCATCAATTCTTTTTTTCAATAACGAATTTAATTCAAGAGCTCCAAATCTCGCAATAAAAGAATCCTGAGATAGTAACCCATTACTTCCAATAGGATTATTTGATAATAAAATATTATAAGGTGAATAAGTTGATGGAGCAAAACTTGGTGGTTCCCAATAAGGTTGATATATCTTATTGTTATTTTCAACATCTGTTATAATAACTAAATCATTATAACCACCCGCCGGTCCATACCCATTTTGAATATAAGCAGCATCAATAAAAAATTCATTAAGTAAATCTAACGCTGTGTCGTTGGGGTTATATTCCCCCTGATTTGAATTAACAGGTAAAGGAGGTCCGTTAAAATTAATTTCTAAATTATAACCACCATTAGGACCATATTCGTTCAATGGATATAATAAATTACCATATGGGTCATTCGTTATTAACTCACCTGGTGAATCAATAACATTACTTACACCTAAAATGGTTTCGTAATTAACTTGATTTGCCGGTGGGGTGTACACTCCTTGAACACTATAAGGTGCCAAGTTTTTCGCCATTAGAGAATTTCTAAAGGAAGACGTGGACGCAAATGATAATGAACTCTCTGCCATATATTCTAATTTATCTATAAATAGATTGTACTTTATTTTATGTTGTTAATGTTGAACTTAAATTAGAGTTCATTAACTGTGTTTTGTTTGCTGTTGGAGCTAATAAACCATTACTAAACATTCCCTCTTTTATCGCCATAACAATACCTTGTTGAACATCCGTATTCTTAAGTGCCATAACAATTTGATTAGTGTCTACATTACCATTAGTCTTTAAATCAACATTATGATTTAAAGTAATTTCAATTGGTGTTTTTGTTGTATTACTATTTGAACTTTGTTGTTCATTAGTAGACATTGTTGACGTATTTCTAACATTACTAATATCTCTTTTAACATTTGTTGGATTAGCATCCGATGATTGTTTTTTAGCACTAGAGGTGGCTCTTAAATCATTTTTCATCAATTGTTCCATTCGGGCAACATTAGGAAAATCTTTATTTAACTTTTCTTGTTCTTCTTTAGCGGTATTCATTCCTGTTTGAAATGCTGATTTAATCAATGTATTTAACTTTGATAAATTTTCCCCAACTTCCTTTCTAGCCTCAGCAGCGGTTATTTCACCATCTGTTAATCTTTTAAGAGTGTCTAAACTTCTATCAATCCCTGTATCAATTGTCCCTCTAAGATTTTTTGAATCTAATTCTTTTGGTGATAGAACTTTTCTAGCACTTGTTGTTGCTGCTCTAGTATATTTTTGAACACCAGTCATACTTTTACTACCGGCGAGAGCTAATCCCGGTTTATCGGCTAATGATTTAATATCAGCAGCAATAGATTCCAAAGTACTCAATTGTTCTTTAGCCAACTCCTCCATAGTTTTTGGAGCGGTATTAGCCATTTTTTCAAGATTTGCAACATCTTTAGCATTTAATTCATCTATAGCCTTTGCAACTGTTTTTCCTGTTTCTGGGTCAGTTACTTGTACCTCATATTTACCTCCAGCACCCATTTCAGCCATATTGGCTATCATCTTTTGCTTATCTTCGTCTAACTCAGGTAACTCAGGAAAACGAATTTTACTCATTTTATCCTCTAACTCCGCACTTGCCAAAGACATTTTTGCCAATTCACCTGCGGGTAATCCCATCGCCTTCTCTAACTCCCTCATTTGACGTTTTGCTCCCGGCATAATTTCAAATTGACCTTTTTCATTTAATTGAGTAAATGATTTACCCATCTCCGCCATTTGATTTTGTAATTCAGCGGGGTCATTCTGAGCTAAGTCCATTAATTTTAACGGGTCAAGTAAACTACTTTGAGTAACACCTAATCTTTGCATAGCTGCCGCCATTTCAATAGCCCCTTCAGGGTCAAAAACTTTTTCAGCAAAACCTAACGTTGTTTTCATATCAATTCTTAACATCGCCGCTTGTGCCGCCATTTTTGCTAAACCTGATACACCACCTTCAAAATTATATTTACTAAGAGAGTCCATATTTTGTAAAACAGCTGAAGACACTTTTTGTGCGTTAACACCTGATTGAGCCGCAATATCCACAACATTTTTCATTTCCTTAGCGACTTGTCCCGCACCATATCCCGCATCTTTAAATCCTTTAACTAATGGACCAATTTGTTCTCCAGTAACTTTCATCGTTGCGTAAAGGTCTTTATTTACTTCAGCAGATAATACAACATTTCTACCCAACTCTTTTGACGCATCTCTTTGAGTCTCAATTACATCTTTAATATCACCACCTAAAACTCTAACACTACTAACCGCGTCTGCCATTGTTGCACTTAATGTTTGAGCCATTTGTTGACCAAGACCAAACTGTTTTAAAAGTTGACTCGCACCCGCATCTAGTTCTGCAACAACCTTACCAACCGCAGCAACACTAAAATTACTTTCTAAAGCATCTCCTAACGACTTAAGAATATCCTTACCTTTTTTTTCACTAGCCTCTAAATTACTTCCAGCATCTTGCATATTAAATTTCTTTTATAAATAAATACACCAAAGACATATTTTAATTTACGTCTTTGGTGTATTATCTTCTATTATTCTGTTTATTAAAAATTTTCTAACATAAGTGGGCATCTCGTTGAAATCATTATAAGAAGTCCTTATAAATTTAGCCATCAAGTAATATTCCTCAATTAGAAGTTGCCGATAGTTAAAAGAAAGGCCGAAAAAACTCCACCCCAAAGGTTATCTCGAAAGATACCAGTTCTCCTGACGGGGCGTTTGCTGTTCTCTTAAGGTCCAATGACGGTTCATTCTCCCTTAAAAAAGTTCTTATGTATTTAGAGTCCATAATAGGTAAAGTATCAACAAACATAGCTATTTTACCTCTATCGTTATCCCCATCAATTTCAACAATTTGTTTTTGTAATTTCCAAGTAATTCTTGGTGCCTGTCTTCCAGCAGGATATTGTTCAACCATTTTATCTAACTCAATAGTATCATAGAAAGTTGTTGGTCTTAATTTAACAGTAATACCTGTTTTAGGTAATTTAGTTAAGAAAAATCCATTTTCATCCGGTTGATTTTGGTTTTTTTTAATATTTAACTCATCCAATATAACAGTATGAGCAAATAATTTGTTAGTTTGTGGGTCAGTTAAATTAACTGTGTATTCAGCACCAAATGAAGTATTTCTTAAAAATATCAAAATAGCTTCAACATCACCATCAAGTAGTTCTTCAGGACGTAAATCATGTTCATATAATTTATTACGTAATAAAGTTAATACTACATTTTCTTTACCCGCTAGCGCACCAATTAAATAATTTTCATCAGACGCTGTTAAGTAACCGATTTTAACCGATTTTCTTTTAGATTTATAAAAAATTCCACCACTAGGTAATGATACCACATCATGTGGTAATGTGAAATTTTCTGTTCCTGCATTAATTAAACTCTCATCCATATAAATTTGTTTTTATTATAAATAATAAATGTATACTTTTTTTTATAAATAGTTAATAAAAAATCCACATATTTTTGATATGTGGATTCTTAAATTTAAATATAAAATATTATTTTAGTAAACTAATATACATCTATCCATACGTAATGTTGTAGAAATAGTTGCTAAAGCATCTTGACTATACCCTAAACCATCAAAGTTAACATCAGATAAGAAAGTACCTTCTAATATCCATTTTTCCACAACAACACCTGTTGGGTCTAACATCTCAAGGTCAATGTTTTTCTTATATCCCGCAGCATATCCCATACGACCTGTAACTGATTCAGCACATAAACGTACCCACTCCATAAGAGCTTGTGACGCTGAAGGTCCGATTGGGTCACGGAATTTCACGTTAATTGTTCCCCAAGTAAAACGACCAGCAACATATGTTTCTGTATTTAAGAAAGGAATTGCAACCGGATTAATTGTTATATGTGGTCTTGCTGCCGATTCTACGAACCATTCATTAATTCCTAATGTTGAAGGAAAACGTAGTATAAACCTATTTTGTCTTTTAGGTTCGTAAGGTATGGGCATTTTCATTAATAAATCAGCCATTTCAAATTGTTTTTAATTTTATTTTATTTATCTTTATTTAATAAATATCTCTATTTAAAAAATATTTATCTTGACTTTTAGAATTTAATTTATTATAATTATAATCCAGTCTAGTTTATTTAATACTAGTTTTTTTTTAACTAGTTTTTTTTTATTTAATTCTATTTTATTATAAGTATTTAATATTCTTTTTTTATTCCTCCTGCTGTTGAATAAGTTTTAATAATATTTTCTGGGTCTTGCTCAAAATGTTTCTTTACTACATCCACATTTTTTATGTCGTCATCTGAAAAACCTACTTTAGGAACAAAATAATTATTTATTTTATTTTTTAAGAACGCCTTTTTTTGAATATGTTGAGACATTGCTTTAACATATTGAACAAATTCTTTTAAAGCTTTAATTTTCCCTTCTTCCGGATTTGTTGCGGAACCTTCTCCATAACTTACAGGATAAAATTTACATAAATCTAAATATTCTCTAATCATCTCCTTTTTAGAAACATTTTCTTCATCAGCTAAATCTCTATATTTTTCTAAATTTTTAACTAACTCAGTTGAATTAATTCCATTACGGTTTGATACAATATAATTATAACAAGCCTCTTTTAATACTGATGGTGTGTGCCCTCTCGCAGTAACTATAGAAAAAATTGACCCATTATTAATTGCTTCAACAAAATCAGCCCAAGCCGGTCCCGGTTTTGCTAACATAGAATCAACAATAAATTGTTTATCACCTTTAACCCCGAAATATCTAAAAGGGTCTTCTGAAAATCCAACAATGGTGTGTTTATCAAATTCAAATGGTTCCTTACCTATAATTTCTCGATAAGTTGCGAAATCTTCAGTTGACATTCCAACCTCATCACCATCTTCATCTTTTAAGATTATTTTAGTTGGCATTGAAACTATATTATCGTCCCAATCAAAAGCGTAATACTTCTCATCCGGAGCACCTTCCTCGTCAATTCCTTCAATTATTTTATTTTTTAACATATTTTTGTTATAAGGCTTAATTATGACCCACTATTACAATGGGTCATAATTTTATTAATTATATATTCTCGAAAGAAGCTCCGGTTGGAGTAATATAGAACGTAATGTCTATAAATTCTAACGATTTGGTTGGTTTGATATAAATCTTACCAGTCATTTGATTTCTGTCTAAATCAGCTGCGTCAGACGAAACAGTTACACGGAAATCATAAAGACCTCTATCTCTTCTAATAGAGTCTAATATTGGGTTAACAGAATCTAAGAAATCTTGTCTTACCTTAGCGTCATTTTGTTCAAATAATAATCTAACAGAAACTGCTGATATTAATTTACGAGCTTGAAGTAATAATCTTCTAACATTAATTCTATCAAGTGCCGATTGTCTAATTTGAAGAGTTTTGTTACCCCAAATTACCGTTCCAACATCTGAGAACGTTGCTATTGGATTTAAACGACCTTGATATAAAGTATCTCTATTCTCTTGTGTCAATTTAACTCTCGCTTTAACAGCGTTTACGATACCTCTTGTGTAACCCGCCGCAGCGAACCAAGGAAATGCAATATTATCCGTTAACGCTAAGTTTCTTGTTACCTCAGCAGTTGCCGGTAAGTAAATCTGAGTATTGTTAACAGTATCTCTCATTAATACCCAAGGGTAATAAGTAGCGGTATAGTTAGAGTCAATACCTGAATTTGCCAAATTATCTACAGCTTCTTGTGGGTAAATAAAATCTAATTGATTACCAGTTGACGGAACATACATATTGTAGTCAGGAGTTGTACATACGTACAATGAATCCGCTCTACTATATTCAATCATATCAATAGCACTCTCAACTAAATTAGAGTTATTAACATAATCAATACCCGGTGTAACAAAGACATTGATGTTTACCGCCTCAGGATTCGCAAATGTTTGTTGTCCTAATAAATAAGCGTAATAATCGGTGTTTGCCCAATCTTGAGTGTTACCTGCGACAATAATTTGTTTAAATGCTCCCCAACCCGATGCTGTTGGATATTTTATTGTAGGACAAGAACCTTTTAAGTAACCTGTTCTACCTAACATAAACTCATCTTTATTTGTTCTAAATTCTCTATAGATATCCCAACCATCAAAACCACCTTTTACTAAGAATGTAAATTTACGTGCGTAAATTCTATAATAAGGGTTAAGTTCACTATCAGGGTCTGATGTAAAAGGTGCGTCACCACAAAAGAATGCCGGAGTACCACTTGTTACAAATATATTTGGAATTGTAATACCACTTGCGTTTTTGTCCATGTGGAAACCTCTTGTTCTAAAATTCCAAGGATTACCTTCAGTATCATTACAAATATCTAAAGGAAGTTGAGTTCCTTTATATTGGAAGAAATCAACATCAATACCTTCAGTATCTGAAATACCTAAATAAGTTCTTCTTACATTATCACCAGCACTTGTTGTTGAATCATCCGCTCCTGAAGCCAACCCAAACGGTGGGTTATAAACTACTTCACCAGGATAATAATATTTAGATTTAATTAATGGGAATGGTGGTCTTACACCAGCATATTCTCTATAATCGTATCCTAAGAATCCACAAGGAAGAGCATCTATTGGTGCATCCTCATTAATTTCAACCATAACATAACTTGACAATAAAGGATATTCACCATCTAAACTACCGATTTTTTTACCAACAAATGAATTATCTTGAGGGTTCATACTACAATTAGTGTATTTTTCAAGAACAACAGGTGATGAATCAGTATCAAAGAAATCTCTAATTAATACATCAAAAGTACCATTGTTAAATGACATATTTGCAATTGATATTTTAATATCAATATTTGCTGAATCACCATCTGCAATAGTTGTAAATTTAAATAAGTTATAAACTTTATTACCTCTTAATTCTGAAACAACCCACGGTGAAACCGGTGATTGGAATTTTTCTAAGTAAAACGCTATTGATGTTGGGTCAATCGATTGACGAGCATCAGGTAAAGCTGTTAATTCACAATTTAAACCTCTAATATAACCCATTCTCCAAGCATTCGTTAATAAAGCTTGGAATCTTTCTTCAACAAATAATGGAACTACTGTTCTTGGTTTTGAGAAGTTAGTTGAACCAAACACTTTACTAATATATTTTGAATCTGAATTTGATAATGATGTTTCAAAGAAATATTGGTCACCATCTTTACTTGTAATATTAACACCAAAAGTTGAAAATGGGTTCTTAGTTACACCTGAATATGTCCCGGTACAATCTAAACTAACATCCGTTAAACCCGAAACTTCATAAACAGGTCCATTTTCCAAACCATATGTTGACAATCCTCTTGAACGAAGTGTTGCAACAACTAAGTCATCATAATCTGTATATGCCGTACCCGAATAAATATAAATCACCCCAATCAATGTACCTGTATAACAATTAACAGGTTTTGCTGTTGTTGTTGAAGTAGTTGATGTTGATGTTGTTGTTGTACAAGGGTTTGTTGTTGATGTCGTCGTTGAAGTTGATGTTGTTGTTGTAATTATTGGTGTCAATGTTAATCCTGTAACAACAGACCAAAATGAAAATCCTGTATAAGAAGCATTACCAACATTATCAAATAATGAGTAATACCAAGGGTCATTTTGAGGTGCTGAATAATTACATAAATTTGAACTTACATTATCCACTCCGTAAACATTAGTTTCACCAGTATATACTGAACTTAAACCCGAATAAACACTAGTTGGTATTGCACCATAATAATTAATTGAAGTGTCTTCTTTAGCCGGTGTTGAAACGATATCAAAAATTTGACTTGACATATCATCAAACAATGTTGACATTGAACCATCAAATTGTTCGTAAGGTTCATACAAAATTGAAGATATTTCAGATGGTAAACTAGATGTGTTTGTAAAACTAACAGTGTTAATACTATTAGTACACGCTGAAAATTCAACAGAATAGTTTATAGTTTTAAAGTCTATACATTCAGTAACACAATTAACTGTAGTTGCACTTTCACAAAAGAAATCAACCGTTGTTGGGTCAACATTTGCTTTTGTAGTTATAGACCAAGATGGTCCTGCATCGTAACCAGATAATCCTAACACTCTTGTTACGAATAATTGGTTAGATTGTTGTAAGTATGATTTAGCAATATAAGCCGCTTCGTACTTTGGAATTTGTGTATTTATAAATTTTTCTGGGGAAGTTCCACCGAAGAAATTTGTGAATTCATCAAAATTTCGTATAAAGATAGGCTCGAAAGCGGGACCTTTTAAGGTCTCACCCACAATACCCAACGTGGTAACTCCCACACTTTGTGCTACGAAACTTAAATCAACTTCAGAAGTATATACTCCGGGAGATACGAATACTTTTTGATTTGATGCCATTAGTTTGTCTTTTTTATTTGTAAATTTATTTTTATTGATAAATATTATAAAAAAAACCAAAATACTTTACTTCATAAGAAGTATTTATAAATTAGGTAGAATAAATTCTGCCTTTATTCTACCATGGCAGACAACGAAAAAAAGATAAAGAACCTAAAGATATCAATTGAGGTTCATAACGTCCTAAAGACCTATTGCGAAAAGAGGGGTATCAAAATGTATCGTTTTTTAGAAAGAATGATTGTTGAGAATTGTAAAGAAAAGAAGGATATATACGGCGAGAATTAAACTAATTGGTTTTCTAACACAATTGAACCCTCTTGAGTATCATTAGATTTAACTACAATAATTTTTAAAACATCATTGGTATTGATTTGTATTTGATACAAATCTGACCCATAATATTGATTATTAATGTACACATCAAACGAATCAATATTAGTTGTTTCACCTAAATTTAAATCAACAGTATAATCAAAAACTTGTGAAATAATATTGTTCCCAACAATAAATAAAATATTTGTTGAGGTTCCTTCATCTGCAATATTTTTTCTTCTTCCACGCATGAACGATTCTTTTTCAAATTCAATAACAGTTAAAACTCTTGAAACCGCCGGAGCAACTTCAAATTCGTTTTCATCAATTAAGAATCCTAACATTGTAAAATCATAACTTTGAATATAATATTTCCTTTTATCAATATTCATAACTGACTCATCGGTAATGTTATTCATAATGATTGGAATATAATGACCTTTGATAGTTGTATATGCTTGACGAGAGGAAAACATTTCAAGAATATTTTTATTAAACTCGTTTAATTCTCTCATTCTATTACAAATTATTTTAACACTATATGTAATATCAACAGGTACCGGTTGAGGTATTTTATAAATATCCATACCATTTCTATTACCATCCCACGTTGGTACTTGAGCATAAAAATATTGTTTTCTATTTGGTATGTTATATAGTAATGCAGGGTTAGTACCAAATTTAACTTCGGGATTTCTAACAACCGTAATAAATGGGGGTGAGACATTAGAATCCAAATCTTGAAAATTCCAAGTTTCAGTAAATTGAGACCAATTTTGAGCCGTTATCAAAATATCAATTGATGGTATAACATTACCATCCACAATAGTCTGTAATTCATTCTGAACAAAGTTTAACATTCCCCCATCCAAATCGGCATGTAAAATGGACTTAGGTAAATAAGTTCCATCTTTATTAATTTTTTCCAATAACTCTTCTCTTCGTGGATATAGAGTTTTTGGAAACGTTAACGGTATTGTTTTCTTTATTTTGTTAGGTAAACCCATTTTATTGTTTTGTTATAAATATTTTGTTTCTTGAATTTATCATTTCTACCTCACCGGCACGATATATTGGTTCTTCGGTGTCTTTCATAACATAAGAATTATATTTGTAAGGGTTATAGGTTACGATATTACTATTTGGTTCACTTGGTAGATTTTCACAAGGGAACTTACAATAATCCATTAATGTTCCAATCACAAATGAATGAACATTCTTTCTTTTTTCTTTTATAACCTTTTCTCTACCTCCGGGTCTAACTCTGAATTCAACGTCACTTAATTTAACATAGTCACAATGATTAACAACTAATCCTTTATAGATTATTGAGAATGTCTGTTTATGTAAGTTATAATAAATCATAACTTTCTTACCTATGTAATCATTTTCTTCTTCATCTGAAAAATTTTCAAATATTCTGTTTGCTTGAGATTCTGTTATTATTATTTTCATATTTCATTTACTCGATAAAAGACTCTAGCTCTAAATCCAAATTTATTATTACACCAATTTAGTAAGATTTTTCCCGTTTCTTCATAATCTAAACTAAACACTTCACTAACAAAATCCCATAATTCCCTAACAATATATAATTGTTTTCCTCTCAAATTATACATAATTTTAAACAATCCATTTTTGGATAAATAAATTTCTCTAAATTCAGTACGATTAAATCTTTCTAAATCACTATAATGTTTATTTAACCAATTTATAATAATTGAATTTAATTTATTTTCTGTTATAATTAATTTCATTATAATCCTCTAAATTCGTTCTCCGTAACAGGAGTTGCTATATATGACTTGTAAAATGGTTTGTAACCGGCATATGTATGTTTATTGTCTGAGTTAATTCTTCCATCATCACTAACCACATAATATCTAACTTTGGTTTCAGTTTCGTAATAACCAATATAGTCACCATAATTAATCTGAATACCTAAATCATTAAGTTGAGCAGCGTAAATTGAGAATTTAAGATTTCCAGGTTCTGATTGAGCAATTTTAGAATTACCTAAATATTTGGTCTCAGGTGGGAGTATTTGAACGTAAGCTTTAATCTCAATTGGTGGTAAATATTTGATACCATCGGTCATAACCTCACCATAAACATCATCTGTTTTAGTTTTTAATCTATCTATCTTATATAGTACTAACGTAAAGTTCATATCACCATATAACCATTCCTCCCCCATAGAGATGTCTAAGTCGTAATCCTCCGCTCCGAAGAACTTACCTATTCGTGTAATTGGTACTAATTGTCTGCTCATATTGATAAATATTAAATAATTTATTATATTTCTATTAAAAGATTAAATTTGGAAAACAATACATCTGAAAATTCTAATTTAACAATAGAACAACGAGCAATATCTATCCTTGAAACTTATCAGGGGGCAAACAACTATATCCTAAAATTAAAACACCAAAAGGAAACTAACAAAAGATTCTTCCCAACTCGGGCACAATCTGACTACATTATGAATTTTAATGAAGTAACTCCTAAGGTTGCAAAAAGATGGGTTGATTTAGACCCTTACTTCGCTAAAAAAATTGCTGATGAAAAATTATTAATTAAAATCCCTGAACAGGTTTGGGTTGAAAAGTTATTAGTTGAGAAAGAAAAGTCTTACCACGTTTGGGGAAAAGTATTAGAATCTGAAACAATCCACGATTTTTGGTTACCAAAAGGAGCTTTGATTAAAACACACACAATAAAGAATATTGTTGTGGATTATTCAAAATACTCCAATAGACCACCGTTAGAACATCAAAAAGAAGCTATTGAAAAACTTGCTGGGTCTAAAAGGTTTATCCTTGCCGATGATATGGGATTGGGTAAGACTACCGCAACCATTATTGCTGCTTTAGAGACAGGTGCGAAGAAAATACTTATAGTTTGTCCGGCATCTCTGAAGATTAACTGGCAAAGAGAGATTGAGAACTATACCGATAGAAGTGTTTATATCTCCGAAGGTAAGAATTTCTCAATAGAACACGATTTTGTGATTATTAATTACGATATTCTTAAAAACTTCTATGATTTAAAAAGTAAAACAGAATCTTTAATCTCACAAGGAAACTTTGATTTAATTATTTTGGATGAGGCACATTATGTTAGTAATGGACAAGCAGCAAGAACCAAACTTGTTAATAGTTTCTCTAAAAGTTGTGAAAGAGTGTGGTTATTAACCGGAACACCGATGACTAACCGACCGATGAATTATTTCAACCTATTGGCTCTTATTGAAAGTCCGGTGGCTCAGAATTGGATGGCTTACGCTATTAGATATTGTCAAGGTTATCAATTCACAGCGGGAACTCGTAAGATATGGAACGTAACCGGAGCATCTAACTTAGAAGAATTGAGAGACAGAACATCAAGACAAGTTTTACGTAGATTAAAAACGGAAGTTTTAGATTTACCTGAGAAAATTATTACACCAGTTTATTTGAGATTGAAGTCAAAACTCTATGAAGGATTAATGGGTGAATACTATGATTGGTACAATAAAAACCCCGATGAGTCAACATCTCTAACAGTTCAGTTCAGTAAGTTAATGAAGGTTCGTCAAGTGATTGCTGAAGAAAAAATTAAAGATACCATAGAATTAGCTGAGAATATTTTGGAACAAGATAAAAAAGTTATCATCTTTACCAACTTTACTGAGACATTAAACAGAATTGCCGACCATTTTGGAAAACAAGCTGTGAGATTAGATGGTTCAACCTCAAAACCTCAACGACAATATGCTGTTGACCAATTTCAAGATAATGAAAAGATTAAGGTGTTTGTTGGAAACGTAAAAGCCGCTGGTGTTGGAATCACACTAACCGCAGCCGAAGCTGTAATCATTAATGACTTATCATTTGTTCCGGGTGATTTAGCACAAGCGGAAGACCGAGCATACAGATATGGACAGAAAAATTCGGTGTCAGTTTACTACCCAATATTCGATAACTCAATAGAAGGAATCATTTACGACATGGTAAATCAAAAGAAACAAAATATTGGAACCGTTATGGGAGACAACATCTCTGAAAGAGGAGATTTTATTGGAGAACTTATGAATAAGATAAACAATCGGGGATAATCCGGTTGTTTAGATATTTATCATAATAAACAAGCCTACATGAAAAATATTAAAAATAAAATTAAACTCATTATAGAAAAGATTAAATCGGTGGAAAACCTTAGTAATCGAAAACCATCCATTAATGAAATGAAAAAAATAGAAATTGAAAAACTTAAATCTATTATATCTGAAGGTAAATCGGAAAGATGTAGTAGAGAAATGAACGAATCGATTAGAATGGTGTTTAACATTAACCCTAAAGTTAAAACAATTTTTAAAGACGGTATTAATCGAATGATGAAAGAAGTCTTCCCTGATAACTATTATGGAAATAATGAATATAGTGAAGGAGAAGTTGCCGGAGTATATGATTTAGAAAAAGATGGTCGTTCTGTTTTAAATAAATTAAACACAAACTATAGTTGTTTTTGTATCTTATTAAACGATGTTAATCAAGTCTTAAAATCAAAAAACGAACCCGAAATAAAAATTATTGGTTTAAAACCTTTTGAGCAAATTAGTGAAGTTAAAAAACTTGTTAATGTTTTAGATGAATATAAGTCTAGAATTTTTTCACAAAAATCCTCAACATTTCAAAATCTTATGAAAGTTTTAACTCAAACAGATAGTTGGGGTCAAGCTCGTGAAGATAGAACAATTCAAATATTAAAAAAACAATTTGGTGAAAAAAATGTTAACGCCATTGGTAAACTTGGTAGTAAAGAAGACATGATTGGTGGTATTGATTGTGAAGTTATTATTGATGGAGTTAAAAAAACCGCACAAATTAAACCTTTTACGGGGGAAAAAGAAATTGATAATTCTGTTATGATTTTAGGAACCGCAAATGTTAAAAGATATTCAACCGATTGGTTAATTTTTACTAGAAATAATAAAGAAGTATTGGTCTTTGATAATAAACACTCAAAAATAATGGGTGGTCAGTATATTTTCCCTAAAGAAGACCTGATTTATACATTAAGTTGATATTTATAAAATAAAAACGTTATGGGAATATTAACAGGGGCTACATATCAAACAGCTATTATACCGGAACCAGAAAGAACTAAATTATATACAAGAATTAAACATCTTTTAGGAGCACCATTAAGGAGTGTTGAATTAGATGATGAACAAATGGATAGTTTATTAGAATTATCTATTGGTGATTATTCTCAATATATACAAGATTGGTTAATTGAGTCTCAATGGACTTCATTGTACAATTTAAATTTGGACACAGAATCATTATCAAGAGCTTT